TTCTGGACGTTGCGCTCCTTGTGGTTAGGGTTCTTATCCCGCCGCGAGACGCGACAAAGGGAGTGGACATGATGTCCGAAGTTGTGCCATTCGTTCGCCACGGGATTCCAACCCGTGAGTGAGCAACAGTTCTACTGGGCGCTTCTTTTCCTGATCAGCATTCTGCTGATCGAACTGGCGACGGCATTCTTCCCGCCGTCGTTTGATCATTCCATAAGGAGATCATACCAAAATGTCGACCCGTATGAAGCCCAAGAAGGGGCTAGATATTGGCCTACCAGCGCATGTGAGTGATGCCTTCCTTGGAGAGCTTAACACGCTTCTTCAGGGAGACGATTCTTTCAAGTCCCGATATCTGAGAGAGGAGATCCTTTCGAAGTATTTGGATGCGAGTGTCGTGGCACCCAGTGTGAGACGAGACGCAGCCATTAAGAAATGGCTGAGTTGTGAGCGTACAAACGCGAAGACCAACGTTCGCCTATACGAAAATATGGCGGACTTCGGTTGGACAACCTCTGAGGAACTGTTCTTGGAGGTGAGGTCCTTAACTAAGCGTATTCTCGGCGAATTGCCTAAAGCATTTAACCGTGCTGACGGCGACCTCCGTGGGAGGGAGATCCTAGATCTTTCCTTTCATACTAACGGAGCTTCTACGAGAATTAAGCGTGGGGTTAAATCCGCGCTTGAAAAGCTCTCTGGTACTGCGCACTGTAGTTCAAGTGCTGTGAAACACTGGCTGCGGCTGTCGTATGACACCCGCATTGCCCAGAATTTGCAGATCACGGAAAACTCGGTGTTGTTCACCGTTCCAAAGAAGTCTGATATTGATCGAGTGGCTTGTAAAGAGCCCGAAATCAATATGCTGCTCCAGAGATCTGTGGGCGAGTATATCCGCTCCAGGTTGCGTAGATTTGGTGTTGATCTGAATGATCAGACCATTAACCAAGATTTGGCGCGTAAAGCGCTGGATTTAGGTCTCGCGACCGTTGATCTTAGTTCAGCCAGTGACTCCATTACGAGGCAGCTTGTAATCAATAGCTTGCCGTTCGATTGGTGGGAACTGCTTAACGACCTCAGGGTCCATTCCACGGATGTGGATGGAACCCACCACTCCCTCGAGATGTTCTCTTCGATGGGAAATGGATTTACTTTTGAGCTCGAAAGCCTGTTATTCTACGCAATCACTCGCGTAGTGGCCAAGAGTTTGAATGTAAGGGATCGTATCTCCGTATACGGCGATGACATCATCTGTTCTACACAGGTGGTGCCTCGGCTTCGGGTAGTGTTCGCCTATCTTGGGTTCACCATGAATTCCAAGAAGACGCACTATACTGGGCTTTTCCGCGAAAGTTGCGGGAAGCACTATTACGGGGGCTTCGACGTCACACCCTTCTACGTTAGAAGGGCAATACGCACTCTGCCGGACTTGATTCTACACTTGAATCACCTCTTGTGGTGGGACGGCCGAGGTTGGGGATTCTTCTTAGACCCTGACCTTGCCCGTTTTCATCAAAAATGGGCCTCATTCGTACCCCGCCAATTGCACGGCGGGATCGACCCTGAGGACTCATCTGCTCTCGTTACTGGGCATCGACCCAGACACAGGTTGGTCGCGGAGACGCGGCCTATTCTGTACGATCAGCAGGCTGGTTTAACCCACTGGCTGATGATGAAGCGTTGTGCCAATGTTACCATTAGCATTGACCCCAAGATTGAAGTAGGCTATAAGACTAGGCCTATCAAGTCAAGGGGAGAACGGACCAACTGGACACCGTACCTC